GGTCGTGGAATAAATGAAAAAGGATATGAGTAAAATAACATTTGTAATACCTAGTCGTAACAATTTAGAGTTTCTGAAACTTGCATATCAGTCGATACGTAATTTAAAAACTAAACATGAAATATTAGTACTAGACGATGCTAGTTCAGATGGCACATTAGAATGGCTAGATTCGTTAAATGATAGTGATCTAATTCATTATCATAATCCTGGACCTAATCGAATTGGTATCGTAGGAATGTTTGATAAAGGTATTGCTATGGCGCGTACGGAAATTATATTTGCATTTCATGCAGATATGATTGCAGGGCCAAATTTAGATATCAATATTCTTAAACATTTAACTAAGGGTACAATTGTTAGTGCAACGCGTATCGAGCCACCGCTACATCCACCTGGCCAGGAAAAGATAACGCAGGATTGGGGTAATGAAGCTAATGATATTAAATTAGGCATGTTAATAAACTCAATCGAACGACTCGAACGTATCAATAAAGATAAAACTTCTGAAGGTATTTTTGCGCCATGGTGTATGTATAAATCTGATTATTTGGCTATCGGTGGTCATGATGAACTATTTGCACCACAAAGTAAAGAAGATTCAGATTTATTTAATCGTTTTGTATTAAACGGATATAAGATTATTCAATCGTGGGATGCATTAGTATACCATTTTACTAGTAGAGGTAGTAGATTCAATAAACATGCCGGCGGTGCAGCCGGTGTAGATAGTCCAGAGTGGCAATATACTACTACAAAGAATGCGCGAAATTTTATTCGTAAATGGGGACATTTTGTTAAACATGATCAATACATGAAACCTATTATACCGCCTAAATACAATATTGGATTCATAATTCATAATTGTACAGAACAATTGTTAAACGTTCTAGAACCATGGTGTAGTGATGTATATGTAGACTGTAACATTGATGCTTATATTTGGAAAGAACAACCTAATACAAAAATTGATTTATTATCGCGTATACATAATATCGATGTTAATGCTATAAATGATATTGTAGTTACGATTGACGGGTCTAAATTTAATAATGAAGATTTTTTTATTGTACAAGAATTATCTTCTATAATCAATCAAACAAATGAATTAGGGGAGTTTGCTATAAATAATCTTAACATACAGATTCATAAATTAACTACATATGAACATACTTTAATTAAAGCTAAATAAAAATAATATGAAAAAAATATATGCAGTAATCGGCGGTGCAGGATTTATTGGCCACCACATTGTTAATCGATTAATAGATAACGGACATGATGTTATCGTCATAGATAATTTATCGACAGGTATCCGTGAAAATATTAATCCTAAAGCTGTTTTCTATCAATTGGATATATCACAAGATGACATTACCGATATTCTTAAAGGCGCACATGTAGTAATTTTAACAGCAGCAATGGCACGTGTACAGCCATCAATAAAAGATCCTATAACATATAACAAAACTAATGTCGAAGGTATATTACGTGTGTTGCATTCATGTCACTTAGCAGGCGTGCAACGTGTAGTATATTCAGCATCTAGCAGTGCCTACGGGGATACAGATATTTTTCCTACGCCAGAAACTACCACGACTAACCCATTAAGTCCATATGGATTGCAAAAGTATATAGGCGAACAGTATTGTAAATTGTATAGTCAATTATATAAACTAGATACAGTATCATTACGTTACTTTAATGTATACGGAGAAGGCATGCCTATTGCGGGCGCATATCGTACAGTGTTAAGTATCTTTGGTGAACAATATAAAAAAGGATTGCCATTATCATTTACTAATGATGGGGAACAGCGTAGGGACTTTACATATGTACAAGATGTTGTATCTGCTAATTTATTAGCTGCGGAATATGAACATCCATTAAATGGAGAGGTTTTTAATGTAGGTAATGGACATAACTATTCCGTTAATGAAGTAATTGATATGTTCGGCTCAGAATCTATCTTTTTAGAAGAACGTATAGAACCTAAAACTACTTTAGCTGATAATTCTAAATTACGTAAAACTTTCGGCTGGAAACCAACAGGCGATCTTCCAAAGTTCATTGAACAGTATAAAAAGACTCTTAGATAGAATATTTATAACAAATGAGATATTACATATTATATCCAAGTTCTACAACAGATGATCTTATTCGTGATGATCATCAATTGGGAGAAGATAACGGTTTTGGCGTATTTTGGACAGCCGATGGATTCCGAGTACTACAAAAAGCCGTTACAGAAAACCACGATATTCTCAATCACTTCGACATAGTAAATGACCGCGGTAAGCATATGTCAGTTGAAGAGTTTTTAGATGCAATCGCAAAGTTAAAAATCAGACAAAATTAGTATGGGCAAAATCGACATTCGTCGAATCGAAGAATTAAGTGATGATTCAGTAAGTTTTCAGAAGATCAAAAAGAAGAAAACTGCTGATCAAATCGAATCGACTACTCAAGACCGCAAAACAACAAAACACAAGAAGTAACGTATATTTATAATAAAAACAAATGATACGATTAAAATCTCTCGTTACAGAAGCTATGATATCAGAAGCATTACGATATCATATCGATAAAAATATTTCCATTCATGATAACGTATTTCGTTATGGATCAGAAGCTTATTGCAAATTGATGCTAGAAGCCAAACGTTTGTTATCGGAAGGTACACTAGAAGCAGATGTATATGACCGTGAAGTATTATCTACGGATATTGGCGAATTTGGTTTGTATGAAGGCGCACGTGTTCCGTTAGACCTTCCAATGACAGAAGCTGAATATCAAGGCAAAGATGTAGAACTCAATAAACCAAAACGTGGCGGAAGTCGTAAATATTATGTTTACGTTAAAAATCCTAAGACAGGAAACGTTAAAAAGATATCGTTTGGTGATACGACTGGATTAAGTGCTAAAATTCGCAATCCGGAAGCACGAAAAGCATTTGCTGCCCGACATCAATGTGACAAAAAGAAAGACAGAACTAAGGCTGGCTACTGGTCGTGTAATTTGCCAAGATATGCAAAAGGTTTAGGTATGGGGTCTAACATGAGTACGTATTGGTAATGAAACCGTATAATGAAATGATTGTAGGGCAAGTTTCTTACCGTACATTTAAACAAGACGTAGATGAAATGGAATTGGTATGGCATCGCGATGCAGAGGATCGTATCGTTGAAGCGCAACATGAAACAGATTGGATGTTTCAATTTGACAACGAACTACCTATTGCGTTTAGTGATACTATACGCATTCCTAAAGATACTATTCATAGAGTGATCAAAGGTACTGGAGACCTTCATTTGCGTATAGTTAAACATGTTAACATATGATTTGTATATTTATAAAAAAGGATACACATGGCGGAAATGCCTAAATATTTCGATAATGTTACGATAGGACGGTTTTCATTAACCGGAATTCCGGTAAAGGTGTACGTCGACGGCGTATATTTAACTATTACAGATCCAGATGATATTGAAGATACTATAATGGGATTTGGTATGGATGATGACGGAGCTATGCATTCTTTTGATTATCGTATGATCGATCATTTGTTAGTAGCTAATCAACACTTAGATTTAGAGACATATAAAAAAGCAATAACACCAGCAGCTCCGGCAGCACCTGCTGAACCGAAAAAGGAAGAGCCTAAAAAAGAAGAACCGAAAAAGGAAGAGAGCATAATGAAACTTAAATCATTGATTGAAAAAAATATCAAACGTAAGTCCGGTAAATTAAATGAGGATATTTCAGCCGATAAAAAGAAATTGGCAGACCTTAAAAAACAAAAGACTAAGTTAGCTCAAGATATAGCTGCACTAACTCTAAAAGTGGCAGATCAGGAAGCAGCTGCAGCTGAGGCAGGCGTAACAGAGTCTGTAACAGATTTATCTGAACCTTATACAATTCAAGTAGGTGGTATGGTACAGAACATCAATCCGAGTTGTTTGCATTACGGCTCAATAGGTACTGTTGATAAAATGATTGAATTACCTGGAGATGTAGGTACTGTAGTTAAGTATACCGTAACTAATGACGGCGACACATTCTCAGCAGGCGATACT